GGTATATAGGTTCAAGAGCGAATACGATCTTAACGATTACACTATAGCCGGATGCTTAGACTTCTGTAAGCTGTCAGTACTCACCGATACAGATGATGTTATATTCACTGGAGAACTAACAGAGGACACCGATGAAGAAGACACAGACAACACCGACGAAACATTCCCACACTTCTAGTCGCTCCGCTCCTAACGCACCTGCTTCGACAGCTGCTTCTGACGATCTTCCAATTATACGGATCGTGTCGGAGGAAGAAGAGATGCACGTGAAGCTTGGTCTGGAGATGGAAGATAAAACCCACAAAATGCTTGTTAAATGGGGCAAAGAGGTAGCATCCGATGAAGATTACATCAATATCGCCATATCAGACGGTATAAAGCATCACATTCATCGTGCCGATGCAACGCATTAACTTCCTTACGGTCGATTAATGCTTGTTATATCAAGCGATAACAGCGACTCTCTAAATAAAGAAGATACACTCCCACTCGTATAACGGGAAGCTCGGTTCTGTTATAGGGATCGGGTCACAGTCTGTAAAGATGACGGTCATATAGCCGTAATATACAGCACACACAAAGCTTAAGTCGAAAGGTTTCGGCAGAAAAATGTGAAAGCCTTACGCTATATACGCGCGCGTTAATTACCCCCGCATGTACCCGCAAGATTCTTATAGGGGAGGGTATGTTGTTTCGCTATAAATTACTTCGCACAATAGTGGTTATGTCTAATAAGCTTAGAATCGTACAGCTAAATAGTTTGATTGTTCACTTTGCTATTCAGTTGTTTGATCGATCAAAGCCAGTACAAATGCTTTCGTTGTTGGTGTATTTGTGGATTTACTTGTATAAGTTTTATTCTTTTTTCGCGTTCATCAAACGAGCAGAAACGATCACAAACGATCATCAGTAATTCTGCTATCAATACCTCCTAAACACTAGCACTTAGTATTTTCATTCTCATAAACTATTGTTATTCAATAAGTTAGATGCGAGATTGATTTTAAGTTACAATTTTATAAAACTTTTTTACTTTTTTATTTCGCTGATTTACAACGATTTAGAACAATCTCAAAAAAAAGATTTGCAATGTTTTGTAATTCCGTCAAAGGGTAATGGCATGAACTATACAACAAACCATTTAAACACAGGTTGCGGTGCAAAGCCAAAACCATCCTTTAAACAATTATACACCAAGCTAGAGCGGATTGAGTACTTAGTAGGTAAGTATCAGCATCTCTATCATAAATATCTTGAGTCGGAATATTTTGGAGGTTCTTATGAGTTGTCCAGTCGTGCTCGAAATTGGGAGATGCAATGGCTTGACCTTTACAACATCCTTTCCAATTACCACAGAGACCAATTTAATAAAGAGCAATCCAAACAAGGAAAAGCTTTACATTATGATTTCGGAGATCTACTCGCTTAATCTGATAAACAACCAATAAAAAGCAATCGCTCACAACCTTACTTACTTATATCTTATGAAAATCAAAAACACTTATGAATATCAATTCCCTTCTTATGCTCTTTGTGCATTATTCAATGGCGACTTTGACGGCTTGGAAGATGAAGACATTAAACACATTGAAAAGTTTATGGAAGATAACAAACACATTGATGTATTTGATCAAACGGATACTGAAGACAATGAGTCGTATTTCTGTAAATACCCAGAGTTTGGTTTGGCTTGTGATGTTGTCGATTTAATCGGGATTGAATTTGAGAAAGAAGAAAATTAACAACAACAACAACTATACCATTATGAGAACAACACTTGCACAAATACAATTATTAATAGACGAGTTAAACAAACAACTGGAAAGACCGCTAAAGCCTTACATCAAAGAAAATGGCAAGCTTACCGCACAGATAGGAAACTTTCACCTTTACCAAGCTTATGGAGCTTTTGGATTGCATGAAATGGCAAATGAAAGCGGTGGTATTCGTGAAATTATCAGCTTAGGTACAAAGAAAGAATTATATACCGCTTTGCATAAACTTATCCAAGGTGTTGAACTTGCAACCGCTTAAGACCATGAAACAAATTAAAATCATCAATAAACTTCCAACACCTGCCGATATGATCGAAGCAAACACTGAAAAGCTTTTCCATTCAAAGTTAAATAAGTTCTTTAGCCTATCGTTCGTTTTTATATGTGCGAGCGGATGGCTTCTAATCTTGTTATCGATCCTTTTCTCATAACCTCACAAAATACCAACAAATAAAATGAATAAACAAATACACACATCCGAATCTCTTAAATCTCAAGACGGCGAGTTTGAAAACTTCCATTATACTTTAGACGATGGCGAGCGTTACCTCTTAACCGATGGCGAGGCTGATTGGCTTTTCAACTGGGTAAAGGGTAAATATGTTATCGCTGATCACCTCATAGAAAACATAGAAGAAACAGATGAAGGCTATGTCTACACGATGGATACAATAGGCTTAGGTGAGGCATTAACCGATGATCAATGTTTTCCGAAAGCTGTCATGTTATCAGATGATTCTGCCTTGCAAGCGATCATGTTTTATTCTGCATGTGAACCAATTGAATGTTAATCCTTACCTGACCTTATAAAGATGAATAAAATAGACGACATCAGAAATTTAGAGCAAATCATTCAAGATACAAAGGAAGCTATAATTTACTGGCGAGATGATCCGACATATATTGACTGGTTACGAAATGAATTGAGCAAGTGCTATGCAAAGCTGAATAAACTGGAGCAATCGATAAGTCACAAGCATTCAGTAAGCAAAGCGAATGAATGCGTTGGAGCGTAGCGACATGAAAATACTAGTTTTAACTATCCGAGCACATGGGGAAGAAGATGATATTTATGTCTTTGATAACCGAGAAGTGAATGTCTTACCTACCATCAAAGAGTGGCTAAAAGAGAACGATATAAAGCTAACCTTACCTGACCATGTAACCGACACTTACAGCTTCATGGACTGGTTTTACGATGCCGAGAGCGATGATTTCTTTGTGAGCTTACAATACAAGGAGTTGTTATCCGAATGAGCGTGACAATATACCTAACCGATCATCGGGGAAAGCAAATAGCGTTCTTCTATAGAATCGACAGCGAGCGATACCTTACCTGTCCACAGCTTATATGGGCTTGTCGTCAACATCCAGAGTACCAAGGCACAGCAGAATCAAAGGAGCATTTCATCGAGCAAGCAAAGGATGTTATGAAACAGCTTAACCGATCTCGTAAAAAATGCAAAGAGTGCGATAATGACTTGCACTTGCGTGAAAACGAATCCAATCTGTGCGATACATGCAATCCGATAACCAAGTAACCAACCAATTTTTAGATATGAACGACCTATGCGATGATAGCCTTGAAGCTCTGATCCAACATTACCTAAAGCTTAAGCATCGGATGCCCGATAACATAAGTGTCCGTGAACGATTGCTAGAGCTTGAGAGAGAGCAATTTAATAGGGAGCGTGAAGCGTCCACCATAGAGGGCGTTATCCGACAGAACACGGAGAATCCACTATGACCATACTTACCCTTGGAATGTTTATCTTAGCAGGATTACTGATTTTTGCGTGGGCTTACGATATGTTATGAATATACCAACAGGACTATTTACCCGAACGATACACGGCTATGATGAATGGATTAACCGATATAACCCATACGATGATGAGATTGATGAAGAACTTGAAGAACACCTTGAAAAGATGCGTGAAATGGACAACATCGATGACCAAAAGGACTACTGCGATGACCACCACCTCAAATACGGAGACATCGAAGCGTACCTGTGAGCCTTTTTACGTGGACGGGCAGATGTTTTGGGATGCGGAGAACGATATAATTAAATCAGATGATAGAGTACGCAGACTTCGAACCAACTGACCTTCCGTTTGACTGGAGTGGGGTGGATCACGAGGAGATAAAACGAGGCTTTGATTTCTTCTACGCTAACAATCAGATAACTGGTTTCAAGATGGATGAGAACGGGAATTATGTACGGGACCAAGACGGCAAGCTGATAGCGTATCGTACATCCAAGCAAAGACATCAACCGAAGAGTTGGTTTAATAATTACTACCAATGAGCGAAGATAACGAAGCGAAACGAGAGTCTTTATCGAACGAAGAGAGTAAAGACGATGGGAGCAAAGCGACCAGAGGCCCAACTTGGCGGATGAGGGAGTGGGGAAGAACTGCGTATCGTAACCGACAAGCAAAGCTACGCATGGATGGTGAGTCATCTCAGACTGAGTCGGCAAAGAGATTACTACGGGTCATGGCTCCGAGGTTAGGTAAGAGGGTGGATGATTTCATGTACACATTTGGAGGTAACACAGAACACACCACTCCGTTGTTTCTTACCTTTGTATTGGATATGTGTCCGTATCAGATAGCTTCGATGGCTTTACAGACCTTGCTTGATAACCTCCAGTTTAACTTACCTGTTGGTCGGATGGCGTATAAGATCGGTAAAGCATTTGAGAATCAAGCACGATGGGACAAAGCGATGGAGTTGATGCACCCACACAAGAAAGATTTACTTGCCCTTGACGACCGATCCAAAGCGATGAAGTTGAAGCAGTTCTATGACTACGAGGAGGAACGGTTCACGCTGTGGGATACTAAGTGTAAGGCGGGACTGGGTGCTTGGTTGTTAGAAGAGATACGAATCGAGACTGGTGTATGGGAGATCGGCTTTGCCGGGTGTCAGAAGGGACATAAACCTGAGCGTCTGTGTGTACCAAGTGGTAGCTATACGGATTGGGTCAAACGATTTGATGCGTGGAAGGAAACGACACGAGTGTTTAAGATGGCACTTCCTGACGAACCTGTTGACTGGTACGAGTTGATCGGTGGAGGGTACAGCTTAAAGCACATGCCACCACAGGAGTTCTTCACAGGCAAACCGATGTCGTGGTTTAAAGATTACGAGAGTAGCTACGAACATGCATTCAGTGCTGTTAATAAATTACAGAAGGTAAGTTGGAAAATCAACAAAGAGATTTTAGAAATTACTCGAAAATGTTACGACAATAAACGAGTGGTTGGAAACATACCGAACTTTAGTGAGATACCTGAGCAACCGAGGTACACAGGAGGGGACGAGCATGAGTTACGGGCGTGGAAGCTGAAGCAAAAGGACATCAAGAGCGTCAACGAAGCGAACAGCAGTAAACGTTACCTAACCATCCGTATTCTACACCTCGCCAAGCTTTACAGTGAGTGGGATAAGTTCTACTTTCCGTACCGTTGCGATTACAGGGGTAGAGTGTACGCTTTACCGTACTACTTACATCCACAGGGGTCTGACTTAGCTAAGAGTTTGTTGGACTTCAGTAACGGTCAACAAGTGGTGGATGAAGAGGACTTGGAAGCGGTACTTGTACACGGTGCTAACATGTGGGGAGTAAAAGGTACACGAGCGGAGCGACTTGAGTGGGTAGGTAAACGACAGAAGTTTATACTTGAAGCTGCGAACGATCCACACGGTACAGATTGGTGGACTGATGCAAGTGATCCGTTTTGTTTCCTTCGCTTTTGTCTGGAGTTTAAGCAATTCACAGAAGAAGGGTACGGATATGTATCGTATCTACCTGTTCGTCAGGACTGTAGTAACAACGGTATGCAGATACTGAGCTTGTTATTACGAGACAAAGAGATCGGAAGGATGTGTAACTTAGTTGAAGAAGACCGAGCTAATGATATGTACCAAGAGTTTGCTGACCGTGTGTATGATGAGTTACAGGCAGATGGAGGTGTGCTTGCACAGGAGTGGTTAAGGTTTGGTATCAGCCGGAAGTTAGCGAAGCTTGCCATCATGAACCGTCCGTACGGTGCTACCCACTATAACTTGGTACAAGATGTATTTAAAAGTATCGGAGTGAATCACAACTGGTCTAGTACTGGTGAGATGTTAACTGCTGTTATCTATTTATGTAAGATCGTCAATCGATTAGCAGATCAAACGTGTCGTCCAGTAAACAGAGTGATGAAGTTCCTTCGTGAATGTGTACGATCATTAGGGTGCGATGAACCGATCACTTGGTCCACACCTACAGGATTCAAAGTCGTACAAAGCTACCGTAAATTTAAGAAGTTAAAGGTGGAGTCTGTGTTTCAAAACATGAGCATCAGTATAACAACAGATGAACTAGCAGATAACATAGATGAAAGGGGACAATGCAACGCCATCACTGCCAACTTTATCCACAGCTTAGATGCGTGT